AGCTAGTTGGTAGATACTAGAAAGCATAAAGGCAGTCTTACCCATCCCTGGTCTTGCAGCTACGATTACTAAGTCAGGCTTTACCCATCCGCATAGGGTATTATTTAGCTCATTAAAACCTGTGTTAAATCCTAGTAAGCTACCCTTTTGTGCCATGTCACGAGAGTAGTTAATTGACATAATAATATCGTCCATCATCTTCTCATAGATATTACCAAACTCTTGTAGCTGAATGAGTTTTTTGGATACCTCAGCCATGAAATCTATGGTATCTTCCTCGCCATTGGTCGCCCCAACCACAAGCTCTCCACCCAGCACCACCAACATTCTACGCTTATAGAGTTCTATTATTAACTCTATATGGGCTTCTAGGTGAGCAGTTGATACCACATCTTTAGTAAGCTCAGAAAGGTAGTAGGCATTTACTTGATCCGTTTGTTTAGCATCTACGATGCGTTGGTAGAGTGTAGTTATATCTATTGGGATATTCTTATCGTACATTTCTCTAATCGTTCTGAATACAAGCTTATGCTTATAGTCGTAGAATATATCCTCTTTTAAGTAGTTGATTACTAATGACAAAGATTTTTTGTCGATTAATAAAGAGCCTAGGATATTGCGTTCAATCTCTGTGTTTTTAGGTAGGTCTATGACTTGCATTACTTTAGTTTTATTTTGGTGTTTTGTGTTGCTACAGGTTCAAAGTTTTTAGAGTTTTTTGTCCATGTAGCTATTCTTCTACTTATGTCGAAGAATTTTTGGTCTTGGAATCTCATCTTTCCTTTTGCATCTGTTTCTGTCCAGTAGTCTAAAAATGATTTGTATTGGTTACCTAGTTTATCCTTTAGCTCATCTACTCTAATTACAAAAGCTACTTTGTCATTATATATCTTATTAGGTATTATATCTATATTATTAATAACTATATTATTATGTGCCAGTTTTTCGGCTGAGGGGTGGGCCAGTTTTTTGGCTGAGGTGGGTTTGTTTTCTGACCTAGGTATCTCTATGTTAATTACGATGGATCTAAAGTCAAAATCACCATTATCTTTTAGTTTTATAATCCTACCAAGTATTTTCATATCCTCAAGCTTTTTAAGGTGGTCTTTAATAGTAGATTCACCACAATCTAAACACTCACCTAAATACTTGTTTGATGCGAAGCAATAGCCTCTTTCGTTACTTAAATTAGATATTAAAGCTATTAACAACTTTTGCTTATCTGTAAGCACCTTGCTTAATAAAACCTGTGCAGGAAGGACTGCAAACCAATTATGATTCATAAAAATAAAAAAAGGGCTTCAGACTTACAGGAAATGCGACTTCCTGTTCATCTTCCGCCCAATAAACTCTTTTTTGTAATGTCGCATATTACAGAGCAAATATACTAAACTTCCTTAGATATCCTAAAAACTACTCTCCTGTTATCCACTATAAAACGCTTACGAGCAACAGGGTTAAGCGATTCACGGATGACTTGTGATGCTATCTTAGTCTTACGACTAGCCGCTGCTGCCGACTTAAATAGCACCTCTTCCATAGTGTCAGTATAAACCATTCTAATTGGAATAGAGTTCTCTAATCCTTTAATCTCATTCGGCATCTGGTTTTGGTTTAAAGTGGTTTTTTAGGCCCTTAATAAATGATTGGTTTGTTTCATGGAACTCTCTTTTAGAAAAATAATTCTCATCTACCTTACCACCATCCATTTCATTTGGGTAAACGAGTATGTCATCATCGTAAAAGTTACGCACTCTTCCTGTATCGTAACACACCACTTTCCATATGGTGTTAGTATCTCCTCCGTAATCAATCCATGCGATTGCTTTTCCATAGCCTAGTGGGGTTAAAACATCTATTGTTTGTTCTAATTGTAGTATCATTATTTCTTTAGGGATATTTTAAAGGTGGTTGTACTAAATTTAGGTGCAGGATAAATCATCTCGCCAGTTTCAGGATCAACCAATGGCTCTTTAATAGTCTTAAGCAATGACTCTCTTTCCTTTTGCTTAAACTTAATAGCCTCAAGCTCTTGGTTATACTTAAGCCATGTATGGTCACCATCATAGGCATACTTAACTCCTGATTCTATTCTGCTTATCTCAGCATCAAGCACCATTGCCTTACCTTGAGGATGTAAGTCCAACTGGTTAATAACATCTTCTTTTAACTCAGCTCTAATTCCTTCTAACAACTGAACTAATGCTTCTGCCTTAACGAGCATCTCAAGGGGGTTCTCGCCTGTTTCCCTAAAGTGTGTTACAACTACTTGTTTTAGGAGTTCTATGCTAAATTTGGATGGTGTTATTGAATTTAATTCAATACTTGGTAGTAAATTACTCATGTTATTTCTTTTTTGTTGTTAGCGATTCTTTTTTAGCGGTCATTAATTTTATTAATTGTTGGTCTTTTTCTATGTATTCCTTATTAGAAAAGAATATATCAGTCAAGTCCTTCATCCTAGCAGCAGCTTGGATATCTTTAATGATACCATCACGATCTACCTCAACAGGCATCTCCTCTGCTACTACCTCAACTACTTTAGGTTTTTTGGTAGGTGTTTCATCCTTGGCGAAATCCATCTCCTCAGCAGGTGTCGCCTCAAATCCAGCAGCTTTCATTAACCAAGCAAGTAAGTTCCTATAAGCCTTGCCAATCGCCCTTGTTTGTGCCATACTAAGAATAGCATATTCATCAAAGTATCTTTTAGTTTTTTCGGCATTAGAGCATAAGGCAATACCAGTAGCAACGAGCTGACCTGTCGTAATATTGCGTACTTCACAAGTCGCCATATATTTAATAGCAGTTTCATTTGATAAATCTTGAGTTGATGTGATAATAGGCATTAGTCCAAGTGAAGCACCTGCGAATTGCCAACCTTCAACATTGACAAACTGTTTACCTTGTATATTACTTGAGAGTCCTTTTTCTTTTATCAACTTAGATAGTTCAGTTGATAGCTTTAACATTGAGTCCTTGTTGATTAACTCATACGAAGGGCTAGTTATTTGCATTTCCATTAGTTAGGGATTTTTGGTTAATTAAATTTTGTGTAAAGAAAATAGCTTCACGAACAGGATAAACATCCCATAGCTCTACCAGAGCTTTCATAAGGATTAAATTGTTCTGTGAATAGTTGATGTTGTGGATGATTTTAGCAATAAACAATCTTTGTTCTTGCTCATCCCATTTTGAAAAATCACTCATAGTTTTTGGTGTTTTGATTATAAAATATTGATAAGATTTTCTATGTCAGTTGCAATGATTATATCTACATCGCTTTGGTTCGATATACTTGCTATACCATGTATGGCAGTAGTATGATCCCTACCAAACAAATCAGCAATAGCTTTAAGCTTTAGGCCCACCTTATTTCGAATAAGATACATAGCCATATGCCTTGCAGTTACTTGCTCTCTGTACCTCTTTTTGCCTCTAATATCCTCATTACTGATATTGTAGTAGGTACAGACCTTGGCGATAATCTCATTAGCTAATGCCTCTCTTTGCCTTAAATTAAGCTTATGCCTACGAACCGCAGGTATAGTCCAGTAGTTTACTTCTTTAGCCTTGTTGATAATCATAGATAGCATTTTTAAGTTCATCGATTTTCTTTGCGTAAAACACTTCTACGATTTCAATCATCTCCTCATCAGCCTTGGCTAAACGAGTTTTTATTAGGTAAGGACTGTAACCTGTTACCTCACAAATCTTTTTTATATCGCCATATTTTAATAAGGCACGATAATCTCTAATCAGCATTTTTTAGTTTTTTATATAGTTTATAATGTCTATCGATTGAACGCATAGCCCCTTCAATAGATGTGAAATAATCTCCTCTCCAGTAGTAGAACTTATCTAGGGGTTTTTTGCTATCCCAATGGATAAACATACCACGGTAGAGGTAATCCTTTTTAATCCTGTGGGCATCGATTGTGACCATGAAATAGTCACGAAGCCCTTTTTGTTTTAGATGTGATGGTGTTGGGTGCACGATTGCAGATTTTTATTGCGTTATTGAATATCTTGTTTCTAGTACTTGCACAATAGGTTCAGTCTTTACTCCACTAGATATGTTTATAAATCTGTCATAAGCCTTCTCCTTGCTGTGACTTAAGCTGTTTTCCATGAATAATTCATCTTTTCTAGTGTAATAGATTACTGATTGCGTTACTACATTTGTTTCTGTTACGAACTCGAATTTTGCCATATGTTAGGGTTTTTGGGTTGGGTAAATCTTGTTAAGTTTTTGGTGTCGTTCAAAGTAGGATTTCATCCCACGAGATTTTTGTTGGCTCATGATGTTTTCATGATACACAGGATCTAAAAAAGTTTTTGCCTCATAGTTGTAATAAACTTGGTCGCCACGACAGAAGTTTTTGCCTGTAAGACTGCATCTGCAATCATACTTGGCGGTGATTAATTCAAAATTCATAGATGGGTTATTTTTTGATTATTTTGTAATTGTCGTATTGAAAAAACAATGCTAATCTTTCCGCCTCTTCCTTCTCAAAAAATGGTAAAGCATTGAGCCTGTCTTTTGTTATATGTTGAATGTAAGTATTTACACCACCTTTGATATTGTGGTTAATGGTAATATTTTCATGGTAATAAACATCAGTAATGCCATCTACTTTAATAGTGAATTTTAAAAGATACATAATAAAGGTTTTTGTTTTGTTTGGTGAAATTAAGAAGTTTTTGGTATTGTTAAGGATTTTTAGCAGGTTTTTTGTTAATGAATCGTTAAATTATACATGATGTTAATATCTCAATACAGAGATCCTCTGGAATCTTGCTTCGTTCATAGGCATTAGAAAGCCCTTGTGTGCCTGTTCTTGAGCCTCTTGGTGCTGATATGTGACATGGAGATCCGTTGGAACACATAGGCCTAGGAATCCATTTATCGCTATTAGTCCAAATGTCGGTTGGCTTCATCCTTGTATCTCCATACTGACAATAAGTAACTCCTTGCCTTTTAAGGTTAGCCATGATAGGCATCTTCCTAAGCATTCCTCTAGGGTTCTCTATAAAAAAATAGGTCGGTTTAAAATGCTCTATTATTTCGAGGGTTTTTTGGACTAGGATTAAGCCAAGTTCTGCTCTAGGATTTTTAGGTAGGTAATCATCGCCCACCTTTGTCCAGTTCTTTCCAATGGCCGCCACACTAAAGGCAGTACATGGTGGAGAGGCCCAAATCACATCGGGTTTAAAGGGGATTTTTGTCACATCGAAATCTAGTATGTCGATGACATAATCAATGCCACCGAATTGTATAATGTCGCTTGAGAAAGACTCAAAGAAAAGTCCATCGGCACATTTACCAATGGACTTACTTCCAGCGAATAATTCTAGTATCTGCATCTATACTTTAGCATTAGCAATGATAGAATAGTATGCATCGTAAAGGTCATCAAAAATAAGTTGAGCTTCTCTTGTGTAGCTTGTTTCATGTTCATCTACCTCATATATCTTTATAGAATCCTTCCAGTTTTCTTGCAAATCCAAATCAGCTAATTCACTAGCTAATTTTACAATGTTTATTGTAATAATTGTTTGATTAAATTCAGCTAACTTTTGTTTGTAGCTTAAACCGTAGTCATGTGTTGTCATTTTGTTTATTTTAATTAAGGTGTGAAATAAGGTTTGTAATTGATTCTATTAGTTCATCTTTTGTGATAGGCTCTTGTCCATCTTCATCGCAATCCCAAGAACCATTCCA